AGTTGAAGCATGAATATACTGTTAAGTGTAAATGGAGCAGAGTTAAGTGGTACATCTTCTATTGATTTACCAGATATTACGATAGGCTTGTATGGTTTTATCCTTGTTATTCATCCCAACCTAATTTTTATCGGTTCAATCTTGTGTAACGATCCATCCTTAACCGAAACCACTACACTGTCCTCATATCCTTGGAGTACTTCGAATCCGTGGATGTACATTCCGTGATCAATAGATGTTTCCCTGGTTTGAACGTGTCCAGATAGACTGATATATTCACCAAATTGGACCTGAATATATTCAGGCATCCAAATCAATATATCGTGTTTATCTGCCGCGATACTTTGGAAATGAAGGATTCCATCCAGTACTTGATCAAGGATTACCTCCATTAGTTTCTGTTGGTCTACGCTCATTTTACGCAGCTTTTTTGGAGGCGCCTATTCCAGCCTTTAGTGATAAAAATATAAATGATTCTTCGGTAACTGAAACATCTTTATCGGTTCGGATACCGTTATCCATTTCCTTCTGAAAACAAATCGCATATTTAGGTTGAAGCCAATTATCATTCAATATACACTGGAAATCCGAAGGTGGTCTGCCGATATTACCTGTTTGCTTCAGCGCCTTGTTAATCGCTGTCTGTAATTTACTTGATGGTTTTGCCTCTACAATGGTTTCGTATCCGTTCACTATAAATAGTAGTTTCATTTTGTGTATTGTTAATTATTCAATCCAATTATAAAGGGAGGAGCAAAAATTAATCCCCACCTAAAACCTACTCCTCCCAACCAGTGAAGCCTCACTAGTGTATTAAAAGTTCGAAGGCGTAATGTCATACACTATTAAGTCTCCTCCTGTTACGGTCGGCAGACACCTTCAAACTCTATTTAATTGACAGGATACAATCACAACCGACGGAAAAAAGTATGCTAAAATCAATCACATCAATAATGTAAATGTATTACCTGCCAAACTCTTAAATATTATCTACTATGTGGAACCTTTACATCCACCTTCTCCTCAATCTCCTTATCCATCCGATCCATCTGCTCAGTGATCATCACAATAGCCCTGAGTAAATCCCTGGCATTGATCTTCTCTTTATCCTTGAACCTTTCCTGTAAATTAGATACCAACCCTTTTAACTCTTCCATACTATTTCAATTCGTTCAGTACAAACGTATATATTATATTCCAATAAATATACAAAAGTATAAAGTTTATTTTTACCAGATCAGTAAGTATGGGTATTAATACGCACCCTTCCTGGGTTTCCCAACGGTAAATCGCTTCCGGTTGGAACTGATAGGTTTCTGATACTTACGAAACTCCCGTCCGAACGCTTCGATGATGAAGTATCGCTTCGTATCCGATAGGTGTCCAATCAGTTCGATCCCCAGCTTCTTTTTCTTCATCATAGATCCATCAGCTGCTTCCTCGGCAAACTGGTAATCATAGATACTCTTCTTACACTTACTGTCAATACTAATCGACATTCCAGATATATTACCCGAATACACTTCATTGATAAACTCAGCACTCAAGGCAACAGGTGGGTTCTTTCCGGGTTTGCGAATCTGTACAGGAAAATGCGGGTCTAGGCCGTTACGCATCATTGTCCAGTAATTCTGCCCCTTCTCTAACTTAGTATCTTCCTTATCACTAGATGCGTCACCATATAGATATACCTTATTGTTCCACTCCATCACACGGCACCATTTAACAAACTCCTTCACAACCTCGGGTTGCTTATTCCGTGGCGGTTCCAAACAGATTTCATGAATCTGCCTTACCTTAACCCCATCGATCTGCCAAATACTTAACGCTGGATATGGGCGAACGTTCTCATCAAATGAAATGTGTAATGGTAATGATAGATCCATGTCATGATTCCCAGTGTGTAGGGATATATCAAACGATTTCCAGAATCGCCCACCTATCTCACGCATACTCCATAGGCCCAAGGTTTGAGTGGTATATTTATAGGTGTTGGTATTCTTATAGTTCTCATACATTGCCCTGGTTTCCTTAGGCAAGAACATATTATCCCAATGGGTTGAATGGTGGCAGGTGTAGGTAAGATCGATAATCTCACCCTTGACATCAACATGGGTAACATCGTTGAACGATGATTCCCCTGGATGATCTTCAAAGAACATCTGCCAGAACCAGTTCTCCTCAAAATGCTCATCCAATTCAGGGTTTAGTGTGAATATCTCCTGTAGGTAATCCGCCTTCATGGATCGGATCGTTCCGGTTATGTTGTAGAACGAATCCTCCTCAGGAATATCCTCCTCATACCAGACACACGTTGGATCTTTAGTAGATTTAATCTTACTGGTTCGATCACCACCCTTGGCAATGAACTTATTACCATTTGCGGCAACAATCTCCAGTGGAGACTTGGTGAATTTGAACAGCGGGGATAACCCCATCTCTTCAACTATATCCTTGATGGTTTGCCACTGTGAATCGCGGATCGTATCGAATACATTCCTGAAGAGTATACACCTGAAATATGGTTCGTTCAGGCATCGATATACCAACTTCTTTGCAGTAAATACAGACTTGGAACTACCCCTACCACCCCAGAGGATGAGGTAACGGTCCTGGTTGTGTATGAGTGATACGAATCGTTTGTTAACCAACTCACTCCAGGGGGGCCATTCGATTTCGTATTTCATTACTTGCCTTTGATTTCTTTCTCGGCAATCCCTTTGATCATCTTGAGTTTATCATCTCGTGTCACCAAGAGCATATTGCAAATGCCTATTATGGATTGATATCCTGATACTTTCCCGAGTTTCTTAGGTTTAGGTGTCATTTCATGTACGGTTTACAGATATGCCAGGCTTCTCTGATTTTGTTCTTTAGATCACTAATCAATATGGATGCATCCAAGAGGAAACCAGACAACTTCAACCGTTTGCCATTGAAATCATTATAGGCATCATCATAAATCTTAATCTCTAGTTGATTCAGGAACTCAGCAAGTTTATCATACCTCAGATCTCCAATATCTTCGGCAAGTTCCTTTAGATTACCATCGTACTTCTCGACAGTTTCAGGATGATCCTCGCAATTTGGTTTGTCTGTTTTCAATCCCATCGATTAGCAGTTGAGTAAGTACCGAGTTTATCTTTATCAATCCTATGTCTGGTACACATCCTTACAAGTGTTTTGATTCCGATACCGAGAATCTTGGCCGTCCTATCCTGGGTTCTCTTTAAGTTTAACACCAGTACTATCCTATCCCGTTCTGCGACAAGTAGGCTATCTGCTCCGTTGTAATTGTATCGTTCGTAAACGGTTGGTAGTTGTGATTGTTCCATGTGAACCAAAGGTATTAATTATTTCATCGCTTTATTGCTTTAGTGGGGGAGGGGCATCCATTTTACAATCTCGTGCCTTAATCCGAAATCCTCTTTATCGTACCATTCAACTTGACCATCGTGGTATTCATATAGGTGCGCTAAATGATATTCCGACATTACATCTTCGCAAAGGAAAAGGTCGCTCCTTTGACCATCCCAATCGCCCGTTTCATAAGCTATTGGGGTTTTATCTTCTACGCTTATCCATCCTTCCTCTGTATTGCCTTTGGTCTTGGCTCCGATCCATTTCGTACCTCTTATAAAAGCCTTTCTTTGGCGCATAGATGTTGAATAATATCTTTCAGCTTCCTTTTCTATTTCCTCATCACTTATGCTCTCTTGTGAGGGGGAGGTATAGGCTTTAATCATCTTTTGGTAAAGCTCCTCGGCAATTACCCTACAGGCTACACGGGGAGGATACCCGCCAATAAGCAACCTAGAATCCCCTTTCATTATTAAAATCGGCATTGTTTCTTTCTTCCCCATCTTATTTGGTTGTTATTGAGTATTTATTACCAATTCGATTGGCTTTCATATGACCCCATCGTTCAGCCTCGTCGTAGGTATCGAAATACTTAGTTACCGATCCCTTTACCAGATATAGCGTTACGCAAGGGCGATAATATACAACGGTAGTTATGTTGCCATTATCTACCTTGTTTACTACCATATATTTCTCCGGCGGCGTTTTTCCCATACAGGTATCATTCATTCCGAAAGGATTACCTCTCAGGTTATGGTATATACCCGCCGGGTTGCGGTAAGGAAATAACCATAATACCTTGCCTTTCTTCTCTGGCTTCCATATTAGATTGCCTGACCTTACTCTATCCTCAATCTCTATACTAACTATAGTATCGAGGTTGTAGATCGTTTTTGTTTTCATGCTTCTGATTCTGCCTTAACCATTAATATAATCAATGCTCCTATTTGAGAGCTTCTTATACCTACATAGCGTCTATTTATCCCTTCCTGCAAGAACTTACGGTTGGCCTCCCAAACAGCTTGCAATTCTTTATCTAACTCAAGAAATTCTTTTTTACCCTCCTCAGATAATTCTAGTGTGTCACCTATAAACATATCCATAACAATTAATTTAGTTTGAGCCAAATATACTAAAGTATAAATGAATAACAAAATGATGTGTGAGATTTGTTTGGTGGACCAGGATTACTTCTTAAAATCTTCTGGAGGGTAGATAGATGTATCAATGAACTTTCTTTTACCGATCTTAGTAGGTTTGATTTGCTGAGGTGAGATCAACCGTGTTACGTCTGAAGGTGTTAGTTTCGCTTCTTTTGCAAAGTCTGCTAGTGATATTAAATTGTCTGTGTTCATGGTTATTCAATTTCTTTAATGATAGTATTTAATATATTCAATAGATGGTCGTAGGTATTCCAGCAATCCTTCATTTCCGGGTCTTGTGTTTTTACAAAACTATTAGCCGACTGATTTCTCTGCTCAATAGCGATATCCCTATGATGATTAAGAAGTTGTAATATTTTATCTTTCATAATTTATCGGGTTAATTGGTCAATCCGTTCTATTGAACCCCTAAGCTGATAGACTGTATTTTCTGATATTGGCTCTTTGAACTTTTCCAATCTTTCAACAAGAATCTTAATTTCAGCAACGGTTCGCCTAAAGTCTTCTCCTATTAATTTCTCTTTCATTTATTTTGATTAAGTAAGCCGACACCGCCCGAAGGCTAAGTGCGACCTACAAAAGTTAGTTTAGATTACAAAGTGATCCAGATCGTATTCCTTTAGCTTCTCTGCTATTCTTTCCATACCTTGAGTATAGGCGTTGATTTCTCCACAAACCTGAGTGTATGTAAGGTCTTGACCTTCTGTCATGTTACCCAAGTCGATTTTGTATTGTGAGTACTTGAAGTATTGCTTTAACATTGAAAGTGCATCTGCTTTTGTAGTTTTCATTTTGTAGGTTTTTAGTGTTGTTTGTCTTTGTATACTCCAAATGTAAGGTGTTTGTTACGTTATACCATAACTATTTGCAAAAAACATTTGCAATATTCGCAAATAAACACGTAACTGATTGATTATCAGTGTGTCAGGAATGGGCGGATATCGGTGTAATTGGGCGGAATTTGTGTCGGGTATGGTGTTCAACCTCCTGGTTTATGTGTATCAGAATATACTAAAGAGTGGTTATGTATATTGTCAAGCCAGGCAATATACTAGAACGGCTTATCACTCTTCTCGTCGGAATCTTTCTTGTCTGGCGACACCACAACAATCTTAACAACCTGCTCTGAGGTGTCCCGTTCAACCCGCTTCTTTAGTTTGTTGTACTCACGTATGGCTGCTACTTTAGATCCGAATTCAGCGTTTTGATTGATCACCAAGCCAAGTTGCTTATCCACATTGTTATCGTTCAACCCTTGATCTTCGAGTAATTCATTAATCCTGTCATTTATGTAAGGTTTAGTGAGGTTCTCATATGCCCCTGCTTTAGCAACCTCATATTGACCCTTTTTACTCACATCAATCCCGTATGCTTTAATGTATGACTGAACACCATTACCAAAGAACTCATCTGGACCAATGAAGCATTGGCAGAATTTCTCCTGGTCTGGTGTCAGTTTATTTTTGGTAATCTTATTCATCCGGCAATAGAGTAATGACTACATTATTCATGAATGACTCAGGATCTTTCAGGAACAAGTTACCACTTTCAGATCCTAATATCATATATGGTTTTGGAACCTCCTGTTCTTCTAGTACACTTACAAATCTATCGTAATCCTCCCGTGTCATTCTGTCAATATACGGAAATTCTATCTAATGGTTACCAGTCCAGTTAAATGAACGTTATCAATCCATCTTTAACCCTAGTGTGAATAGTGTTTGCATCCCTTGTGTAGAGGTTACCCAGTGAATCAATAAAATCATACGAGGAGATAGTACCACCCCCATGCCAAACGTTCTGAACAAGAAACTGAGTCTTATTGTACAGGAACTTTTCACCAGGAAGTATTCGGTGTGAAGGGATTGAATTAGATTGGATGTTAACGTTAGCCACAAAGTAGGATTGAAATGATTACATTCATGGATATGATAATAACCATAGGATAGACAACCCATCTGTTAAACCTCTTTTTTTCTGCCTGATCATAGTAATACGCTAGACCTTTCCATTCCTCTTGCTTTTTCATTCTCCTGGGATAAGTTGCTTAAATTCCTCTAATGATCTAACAATATGATATCCTAATACCATCTGTTCAATATGCTCTTGGAATTTTTTCTGGTTTGGTGATTGTCTACCTGTTGGTGTTTTTACTTCAATGAAATAGATATCATCGATTAATCCTTTATTATGTATCACCATCAAATCACTCGCACCAGGCATCATTCCGGTTTCTCGAAGTAATGGATTCTTACTGTTTGGGATGGATAGGATTATCGAGCGGGGTGAATGGTGTTTAAGGCAAAACTCATTTCGATACCATCTAACAATATCTTGTTGTATTCGGGCTTCGGTGAGTTCTATACCGCCAGGCTCTTCTCTTACTGCGCACATACTTCTCTAATTTTCGCATGGTGGATCTCAGGAATAGGAAGAGGGTTCTTCTTTCTAATCCATTGATGAACAGATTGCCGTGGCCGTTCGAATCCCAGCTTACGACCCAGCCAGGCACCGGAACGATTATTTAATAAGTTGATTAATTCTTTATTATCCATCCCATAGAAGTTCGTTAATTAATATTGAAGGGATTATACAAAAGTATATAAAAATAATGGTATGGAAAAATGTAACACATAAAAACCTAAAAAATGATCTGTTACACCCATCTGTTACACTTATCTGTTACACTCTAACTAACTGATATATAGGTATTTATAATAGATATTAATATAAGGTAACAGATGTAACAGTTAAATAGGTGATAATGTGTGTAATGTTAATAAAATATATATGGGTAATATATATGGATAGGGGATAATGGCGGATAATGGATAATAGATGAATATGTGTGATATAAAAATTTAAAATGTTTTTATATAAACCTCCAAAGTTTTACGTGTTATCTGTTACACTAGCTAAAAAGGTGGTGGATCATCCTCATTATCAGTGGTTTGTGGTGTAACAGATGTTTTTGTTTTATCTGTTACATTTCCCTGAACTCCAGTCCCGGCAATCTTAATCACCGAATAATACTGTATAACTTTCCCGGAAATTCTTTTTGCCTTACGGTTGCCAAAAATTGATCTACACTCCGCTCCTAATCTCTTTATTGAAACTAGCCGTTGTTTTGTATTCGATTCGATGTAATCTTTTATATCACTAGTAGTCATTTCTTCTACCATTCCCACGGCACTGTCGGGGTTTGAGAAAAATTTAAGTATTAATTCCCTCTCTAGTGGTACGGTTTCATACTCACTTGTTAATGTTCCAAGGTGTTCGATTTCTATATCGCTAAGATTCCAATCCTCACCATCCTCATAAATACGCACAGCCTCCATAAACAACTCATCCTTATCAATGGCGTTATATGCGGCCCGATCAACGAACGATACCTGAACGGGTAATATCCTGGTGTTACCTGTAGGATCGTTTATAACATCCAGATCATTTGATGTACCGCATAAGAGGGCTAATCGTTTATAATCCTGGTTATGTGATCCATATGGTGCTCTGAGGCTGAACCAATTTTTACTCGTCAACTCTTTAAAACGCTTCTCATCGTTACGCGTCTTACCCCCCATTTCATCATCCATTAAAATCAATTTCTGACACATCAATATCTCATCATCCTTTCCAGCATCTAATTTTGATTCACCATAGTAACGAAACAGTGAAGATGGTAGGAGACGGCGAAACCACTCAGTTTTTCCGGTTCTTTGCTTACTACCCAATAATGATAACACGGATCGTATAGGATAACCATCAACTGCTGCCGGAAGAGAGATCATCCATTTACGTATAAACATCTCATATCCTGGCGTTTCCGAACGTAATGTCTTGGCAAGTGTATCGATATTACCCGTGGATTTCAGATGGCGATGTTTTTCGATGTATTCTTTTATAGGATGAAACATCTCAGTAAAATCAGATTTTACCATTCGATTTACAAGATCAAAATTAACATTTGGTGTATTAAAACTGGCGCGGGCATGGAGGTAAACTGTATTCATGTGCGAGTCTGTCAGTTCAACCCCATCAGGATGTTCTATTTTATCAGTAATAAGATTGCGACGAAAAGGATGTTGCTGCGATAACCATTCCATCATTGTTTCTATTAGTTTTTCTGGATCATGCGCAATTGTTTTTAACTCTATATCGTCACGCTTTACAACCTCAGAAGCTATATGTATGGCATCCTTACGTGGTATATTATTAATCTCAACTAACTGTTCAGTAATCTGTTTCTCGTTGCGACCAGTCTTCTTTCCCATTGCCGCAACAGTCACGGCTGTTTCATACTGTTTATTACGTGGTAGTTTAACCCCAGCGTTTTTTAACATCCAATAGAAGGTTCCTACAGTAATACCTGTATTGGGTCGTTTTAAACAGATATTATACTGCCTATCGCAATGTTGTGGTTTATACTTTTCCGATACACTACAAAGTGTATGGAAATATGCACGGCCTTGCTCGCCAAATCCTGAACATAAGGCAAATGCCAAGTTTACATAATCATAATATTCTTCAGCCAGGTTAATACCGCTGGATACTGTTTCGTGTACCAACTCACCTACGGTATCCATAGGTAATATTACAGGGAGGGTTGATGTTTTGGGTCGCTTTAAAGATTTAATCAGAGATTTCTTGGAGGATTCGTTAATATATGTATGTGGATCGAATGATACACAACGCTGTGAAGCAACATTTTGTGGTGCAGGATCAACAGTTATACCATAAGTTTTGTAATAGTACCACTGGAGCCACCTAAAGGATTCTGTGTGCTTCTCAGAGTTAATCTTAACAATAATGGCCAGCCCACCTTTACCGGAGATGGAGCTGAACAAGGTAAATGTATATGGATCTCCCTCCAGGTCTACACGATCCGTATCCTCCTCGTCTATATCAATACAAATGTAACCTGAGTGGTCTGTCAGATTGACTTCTGAGCGGGTAGGGTGAAACGTGCCAGAGATAGTTACCTGTGTGACAGATTTCTTGGCCTCATTACGTGCCTTTTTATCCTTTATTGCACGTATAGGATTTACCTCCAATTCCCATTCACCATACTTTACTCCAGACACAAATTCGTCTATAGTAATAGTACCCGACGGTTTAGTGTCGTTTACACGAGGGAATATGGATATGAGGTTGGGCACGAACTACTGCGATGATAGTTCGGGATTATCATATATATTTCCAATGATAATGGATCTACTAATTCTATATAAATCCCGTGCCTGATCTTCACAATCAGGATCACCAATCCAACGTACAAATATTTTCAAATAATCTTCAATATCAATGATAAACCTATCACCATTTTCAAATTCTCCAATATCTCCAATATAGAAATCTTGATCATTCACATCTTTAAGCATGATGGATTGACCAATTGTTTTTGGATCAATAACACAAGTTAAACCATCCTCATTTGATATGCAATGCCTGATTTCTCCTGTTAAAAAGAACCAACCTTCTTCTGGATCGGTTCCAGAATTTTCATCTGTTAATGGTGTTTTGAAATAATAACCGTATACCCATTCTTTATTATCAGTTCTTTGCCCTCTAAATTTTATTTCTCTATTCATAGTTGTTAATTGTTACGGCCAAATTCTAATCACCCCATGCATAACCAACGTTGCCAGTGCCAGTAATGCCAACCAGAAATCTTCTGGAGTTGGTTTGCGGAGTGATAAGTTCATTTTTTAAGGTTGATACATACTCATTAATTCTATTCCGATCCTCATTTTACTATGATTCTCAACGATCAATATGCAAGCTGGACATATACGACCCTTACCTCTTTGCTTTAATCTACGTTCAAAACTTCTATCGACATTCTCAAAAATTCTTGATACTGAAAATGTAATACCTGCATTGACAACTACCTCCATTAACCTTGCACCAGTTCCATTTTTATGTTGATCCAATCGTTTTTCTACGTTCTCTTTTTTACCATTAACATATCCCAAATAATGCTTGGCATGTTTATATGGTTGATCGAAATGAATTAAATAAACGCAACCCATTATTATTAATCATTGTGAATAAATTTGTTCTTTAAGGTATTCTGTTTTCATATATAGGGCAAGCATATTGATATGAACCCAACCGCCATATATTTCCTTCGATCTTCTGTTAAAATCGATATGAATAGGACTAATATACTGGTGAATTGCCCAGGTGAAATCCTGGGGTTGTAATCTTAAAGATAGTATAATTAAATGAAGCACCTCTCGGAGGGATTGATAATAATATTTGATGTGTAGTATCATGGTTATTTCAATTCATAATCACTAAATCCAACCTCGCCACCCTCGGCGGTTTCCTGTTCGAGTTGTTCCAGTTGCCTTCTCACCCATCCATTCTTATACCCTTTCAACCGAGCATATTCAACGATTGAATCCTCACCTTTCGAACGAACGATTCGCCACGTTAGAGGTGAACTGATCTTCTTCACGGACTGGACCTTAATCAACTCTTCTTCATTCAACTCACTCACTTTCCTACCTGCAAATCCGGCAGGTAATCCAGATTTTATTTCTACCAATACACCGTTACGTTCTTCATCAGTTTTGATTGGGAATATGTAACCACAAAAATTACATTTACGAGCGGATGCGGGTAACATAGCATCACATTCAGGACATGCTTTTACTGGGGCAACATCTTTCTTCTTTCGTTTCTTAGGTGCCTCCAATTTCCATTCCCGTTCCTCACACCACAGGCCATGACGATTATGGTTCATTCCAAAATCCAGACAGATAAAGTTATTCAATTTGATTCCCGTGTCGGAGTTTATATACGGCCTAGACCCTCTACCATTCATTTGTAACCAAAGGGCGAGACTGAGAGTGGCTCGATTCACTATAATAACCTCTATACTGGGTTCATCATAACCAGTGGTGAGTATCGAGCAGTTGTTCAATACCATAAAACGTCCAGCTGTAAAATCTTTCAGTATTCGTTCCCGTTCAGATGTCTTAGTTTTGGATGTTATTACCTCCGAGCGGATTCCAACCTTATTAAATTCATCGTTCATATTATGCGCGTGTTCTATATTAACATTGAACACCAGTGTTTTCTTACCTGGACATTGCTTCTGATATTCCTCGACCACCCCACTGTATAACTTGGATTTATTAAAGTGGTCGAACAATTGAACCTCATCAAATTCTCCACGGGTAATTTTCACATCATCAAAATCATCTTGCATTTGGAATGCCTTACATGGAAGGAGGAAATCAAGTTCGATTAGTTCGGGAATATCAATATGGTGAACCAGATCCGTATAATAGATGTACAAATGCTTACCTATAGGGGTAGCGGTGAAACCGATAACCTTTGTTTCTGGGAACGCATCCATGATCTTGGTGAAGTTACCCTTGTGGCATTCATCTATAATGATGAGATTGGGGTTGTATCCTTCCAACCTACCCGCTTTAATTCGCCGGGCCAGGGTTTCAACCATCGCAACGGTACATGGTGCCCGTTTATCAAACATCTTGGATTTCGCATGAACCACTTGAGGACACATCATTATCTCGGCGGAAGCGATGGAATCAAAGGTTTGTTTGAATAGTTCTATCCTGTCGGTTATTGCAAGTACACGGGAGTCTTTGTTTACTGCAACACGGATTAATTCGGAGAAAATAATCGTCTTGCCTCCACCAGTAGGAAGGACATACACTGTACGTTTATTATCACGCATGGATGTACGCAGAAGAGGAAGGGCTGCTTGTTGGTAGGGTCTTAGTTGCATATCAATTCCACCTCAAAATGGTTTATAACATCATGGTGTGACTTCTCTTCCTGTTCTTGAATTCCACCAGCAGATACTCTCACGTCATTGACTCTCTCTCCATTATCATTATATAGTGTTGCCCTAACAGTCACCCAGTCATATTTGTCGTATCTGTATTTGAAATAGTAACCCTCAGTCGATAGGTGATACTTCTTGTATATATTAAAATGATTGTCGCTCATATCTAAAACATTGACGGTGTGAATTCCTTTTTACATTTTGAGCACGTAACTCCTCCTGTTGTTATTGGATCACAAACCCGATCCTGATGTTCATGAATCAATTTATTCCTCATTGGTTCTGTATAGCTCGCCCATTTCAAAAATGTGGCAATAGTGATTCGTTTTCCTGATTGAGTATAAAATACTGATGGTCCATTCCACTCATGATCACATTCATCCGGAACACCATCAATGAAAGCATGACCCCCTCCAGGTAATATGATTAATTCACCGTGAGTGTTGTTTTCGAATCCCATATCAATTAATAGTAATCAACATTAATATTCATAGTAAATTCCTTGCTTTGATAATCTCGTATACCCTCTTCCCTTTCTTTGAATGTCACGATTCTGATTCCCTGCTCACTTCCATCATTAAAGAAATACCGTTCTTCATTACCATGAATTTCACACATTAACGTTTTGAATCTTCGAGTTTTCTCAAGTTCTTCATTTATCTCCAACCCCATTTCTTTCATTCTGGTTTTGATAATCTCCTATTTTTTAGAGTTGAGATCATCAACGAGCTTTTTCGTTAGTTCATTAAGATAATTCTTCATTTCATCAGTTTTAAAAAACCACCCTTCAAGGCCGGAAACCAATACTGATCGAACCGCTTCAGGCCGATTATGTAGAGGAACCTATCCAGGTGGTCGTGCTGTTAATCATCAGAGAATAATTCCGTTTCTATATTCTCAACCATCTTTATAAGATCATCCCATCTTTCCGCCCATTCATCGAACATTTTACGCATCAATCCAAAGTCTTCACCTTTTGCCCACAATCCTAACATGGGAACGCGACGACCTCCTATACTGATCGCGTGTTGTTGTGCTCCATAACAAATACCACATTCAGCCGATGCATCCTTTCCACCAACACCATAATATATAAGCACATCACAACCCATTGCACCCTCACTATCGAACTTGAATGCTTGATCAGAATCAGATGAATTAACCCACGTCTCAAAATCAGCTTTTCCAGTTCCGACAGAATGATTCTCACCATAGTTATTTTCGATCCATGACACAACTTCGTGACCTTTAGTTCTGAGTAATGTTGTTAACATCTCGACACCATGTTGATTCTTCCATGAACTTGCTATATATATTCTCATTGTAAATGTTTCTTTAATTGATTAATGTTCCCCATAGATCTATCTAGTTTCTCGTTCCCTATATTATGCAATACTCCATCAAAGTCTAAAACTCTAACTTCCTCGTTCCCATATGCTTTCTCGAATCCTACAATAATTACAGGTTCCATATTCTCTTTTAATGTCCAAATTTGTCCAGTTTTCATACTCCCGTTTTCTGATTCCAGATTTCAATATGTAACCTGGAGCAATAATTATGTCCTGTCTCGATAGCCAAGGCGGCCACGACCGTTTTGGTAACCGATAATTCCTTTTGACTCGATCCTGCCGGCATTAACCAGATATTATGCATACCAATAGTGGGTGAATAATCCTGAAGGATCTCTTCGTA